TCACCCCTGCCGTTTCGGATGATCTGTGCATAGGCATTGCCGTAGATCAGCAGATGGGACATTAAGGTTTCTCGGAACACGAAGGATGTCATTTCTGGATTTGGCTGATCATGCAGCAAAAAATAGAGCGGATGCCGTGGCACTCGCTCTTTTCCATTTTCGGTATATTGGTAAACGTGTAATGGCAGCTGGGCAATTGCCTCCGACAGCACACGAACGCAGGCATAAACCGCGATATGCTGCAAGGCTGTTCTGTTGGTGACTCTTTTTCCTGCATTGCTTCTGCCGAAAAAGTATGTGTATGACGGGCTGTCATAACTGTTTGTGGGCTTGTCTCTGGACTTGAATAGTCCGCTGAAAATTCCCATAAAAATCACGTCCTCTCTTGACTTTTCGTATATGGGTATGGTATAATATGTGAAACTAAATGTAGGGTATCTGCCTTACAAATCAGAATTTGAAGAGGTAATCTATGGACTATATAATTAGAAATATAAGAGAAGCTGAATATAAAATATTAAGCGATTTTTTATATGAGGCAATATTTATTCCCGAAGGTGTCAAAGCACCTCCAAAAGATATTATTAATAAACCTGAATTACAAGTGTATATATCAGATTTTGGAAAGCATAGCGGAGATTACTGTCTTGTTGCAGAGTCTGACAAAAAAATAGTGGGTGCCGTATGGGTTCGAATTATGAATGATTATGGTCATGTTGATAATGAAACACCATCTTTTGCAATATCATTATTCCCAGAATACAGAAACCATGGAATAGGAACTGCTTTGATGAAATCAATGATTGAGCTACTGAAAACAGAAAAATATAAGCAAGCATCACTTGCCGTTCAAAAAACAAACTATGCAGTTAATATGTACAAGAATGTTGGATTTGAAATAACTGACGAAAACGAAGAAGAGTACATTATGATATGTAAGCTTTAATTCGTCAAATTCCAGTTTGCAAAGATAATCAAACTTATAACACCAGCATCTCCCTCAAATCATAAACCGACTCATCAGACACACATCCACAGCGAATTGCACGGTCAAGAGCCATGATCATGGCAACCGCACCGTCAATCTTCTCTGTGGATTTTTCTTTATCCGGCTTGATGTTCCCGGCAGGGTCACGTCTGATGAAAATGTTATCCATCATCCACCGAAGAACAGGGTGTCCGTTATGAGCAAGCGTCTGTTCCAAGGTCAGTTTCATCAATTCCTTGGTCGGCGGGCTCATATCCCCTTGTCCTACACTATACAAACTTTATGTTACGCCGTTTGCTATTTTCATTCGTGCAGCACTCATAAAATAAAAAAATACCGCCCTATCGGATGTCGTCCGGTAAGGCGGTTTCACTATTTCTATTCTGGAAACGGTTCGGATTTACAGCTTTTCGTCTATGTTTGCCACGTGCTTCAGAATCTGCTGCAACGTAGATTCTTCGGTGTCTGGTTCAGGTGTTGGCTCTGGTTCTGGTTCATTCGGTTGCGTTGTTTTTGTGAAGCCATTCAATCCAGCAGCTTTAATAATTGCTGGGTAATCGGTGTAACAGTAATCCATGTCACACTCACCGACACTCCTTTGCCCAATAATGTCATACTCTGCGTTGCCAGCTACGTTGTACTGCCAGATACCGTATGGATTTTGATAGGTACATTTACTTGCATACTGGGCACACCAGACCGTATAACGGCTTTTAATACTATCTGACAAGTAGTTGTCTAAATAGTAGGTGCTGCAATACAATCCGGCATAATATCCGGCTTGCTCCATCGTACTTAAAAACGCATCCGCCATTTCAGAGCAGGCAGCTTTGCCCAGTGCAAATTGCTTTGCAAGTTCTAAGTCCATGTAAACAGGATACTCAAACAATTTGCCTTTGATGGTCTGCAAAAACACTTGTGCTTCCCGTTTTGCTTCGTCCGCCGACATCGCATAGCTAAACCAGTACGCCCCGCAGGGGATACCCAGACACTTACAAGCAGCATAGTTTCGTTCAAACTGTGTGTCTACCTGAGTGGTTTCCCTTCCGTAGCCTGCCCGCAGAATCACAAAATCCACCAATCCGGATGCTTTTACTTTTTCCCAGTCAATTACGCCCTGTGCATAGGATACGTCAATCCCTTTTGCCAAGCTTCCAGATGGCAGCTGTGTTTTTGCAATGCCAAAATATTTGTAAAAATCATCTGTTACAGTCCCATTTCCATGTACTTCGTCACCATACCATTTTCCGGACGTTCGCACGTCCAAATGCGTATACTGATAGCTACTTGTAATGTTTGCAATACCAGTAAAGCCCAAATCCTGAGCCTTACAGCATACCGTTTTGCTGCTGATCGGCTGCCCGTCCTGCCCGTAACAGCAGACATCCGCTGCAGTGCCTTTGGTATGCTGACCGCTGCTTGTACCACCAACCGCCTTGTCATGCTCTGGGAAGCGGTAGCCACTTGTCACGATGATTTTACTGCAATTCAGGGCAGTATAGAGGGCTTCCAGCTTGTCGACCAGTTGGGATGCAATCAGAGTTTCATGAGATTTTCCGCAGCTGCACCGAAATTCTCGTGCATTGAAATGCGGGGAAAGCTGGGTACTATCGTTATAATCATAATGATTCACTGACATCCTATCACCCTTTCTTATTTATCCTTTTTCTGAAGCAGGTCAATCGCCTTTGTCAGCACGTCCGGCAATCGAATGCCCATCAATCCTGCATTTTCCAAAATACTGATTACTTCATTGCACATAAATCCAATGCAGACCCCAGCACGCACATAATCCGTACCAAGCACGATGTCCAGCCGTGCGGCAACCAATACCAGCAGCAAGATGATACACTTTTTTGCAAGACCACGCCAGCCGATTTTGCTGGACAGTCCGCCATTGTCGCTCTTTAACGACTTTCCAGATGCCGCCACAATCGACCCCGTTATGTAGTCAATGCCCATAAAAATCAGTAAAGACAACATTGCTGCATCCCAGCCGCCAAACAGCCCGGCAATCAGACCGCCGACCGTTCCGGCTGCTGCACAAATCCATTCTTTCATTTGGTTTCCTCCGTTTTCGTTTCATAATCGCCGGAAAGCAGTACCAACATTTCCGGGGTCAAATCTCCACTTGCAAAAATTTGATACTGTCCATTTTCAAGCTGCACTGCCTGAATTTTTGCGTTGCCCAGCCTGTTCTCTGGATGGCTTTTCCTGCTTTTAGCTGTTCCATTGCTTCAATAATGTTCATTGTGTTCCCCCCTTATAAGATTGTAATCGACTGAATCAGCGGATGACTGTTGTTGCTCCGCCCGACCCACACCAAATAATAAGTGCCTGCCGTTACGCCCTCGCAAGGTGTCAGCGTTGTGATATAGTCCGCACTGTACAGCCACTGCAAAGGCAAGTCAATATAACTGCCCTCTGTCTGTGCCTTTGTGAGGATGTCCGCAGCTGTGCCGGTGTCAGATTGTACCAAGCGTAAAATGCCAACTTCGGTACTGCCAGCAAGGAAACGGATTGCAATTTGCGTGGATGCTGTCACGCTGATCGGCAGCGTGCAACAGGTATAGCAGCTATAATCCCATCCAAAAACGGTTGTTCCATAGTTCAGAGCGTAGTTGTTCTTCGCACTGCAAAAATCTGCGTGCAGGGCGGTAAAGTCTGCCACGCTATAAATCGTATCATTGTAAAGCAAAGATACATGATCTCGATGGGTCGCGTCATACAACACGGTTGTGGTTGGCGTTTCTCCGCCGGAAATCTCCAGTACCTTCGGCACAAGGGTATTAAATTTTTCTGTGGCGGTTGCCGACACGCCCTTTGTGGTCAGATTCGCTGCAAGCTGCTGCCGCAGTTGGTTTAGTTTTGTCAGCTGCTCTGTAATTGTCACTGCTGCCATATCACACCTCCACCATCGTTGCAAGCACCGTGGATATATCGCCAACACTGTCCTCTAAGGCTTTGATACGAGTCGCAAGGTTGTTATCTGCCGATTCTCGCTCTGCGGTCACTTTCGAGTAAGTGCTGTTTAAGTAAGCCTCAATGCCGTCCAAAAAATCTTTGTTTTCGTGCGTGTGGGCGGATTCAATTGCCTGTGCAACCTCTTCTTTCTTAGCATAGGCAGAGAGGTCAACACTTCCGCCACCGCTGCCGCTACCATTGGACAGTAGGGCAACCAATTTTTCAAGATATTCCTGTTCCCTTGTGATAGGCTTTGGTAATTCTCCCGTATAATCGCCGGTTGCAGCTGCCAGAAACTGTTCTGTTCTTGTTCTTGGTTTAAAATCAGACATCATTCTCTCCTTTATACATGCTCATAAACGCCGTCTTTATAAAATGCACCGCCGCTTTCAACGACCTTTTCGCCGATTACCGTTTCACTGTCAGTATAGATGATGCAGCACCGTTCTGCATCGGCTTTTTCTGTTACCGTGCAGCCAGCAAGCCGTACGTTGCTGAAATAGCTGAGTACGTCTCGAATCGTGCTATCCAACATGCTGACATTGGAATTTTCTTCGATGTATAAATTATCCAGTGTGCAATTATGGATAATTGCGTTTGAATTTGCAATATGTGTCATTCCGGTGACAATAACACCCCATAATGAGCAAATAGCTCCCGTTCCAATGGTCAGTTCACTGTCTATTTTAGCTGGATTTTCGATGTCCGTGCTTCGGATAGAAATGACTTGATTGGAAATCTGATAAAATTCCCATCCTGGTGTAAAACTTCCAGTCGTAAAGGTTTGCCCAGATGTTAAATAGATTCCAGTATAGCGGTACTTTTTAGAAAGATTCAATGCTCGTTCCAGCGTCTTTAGTGGAGCACTTTGGCTGCCGTCTTGTTCATCAGAACCAGTTTCTGCATTCACATACAGCGTGATATTCCCCTGCGAAACGCCGCCGGTTGTCGTTTCCTCTAACACAATTATTTTTTCTTGCATCGTGGAAACAGTCGTCTTTATATTTTCTACTTTCTCATTTGCAGCAGTGGCATCCGTTTTCGCAGAAGCAGCTGTATTATATGCTTCTTCAGCCTTTGTTTTTAATTCTGTTACTTCGCCTCTGATTGTTGTAATGATTTCAGATTCTGCCGCTTGATTTGCCAGCTTCTCCATGCCATCGGCAAGATGTTCTCGCAGCTTAGAACCCCATTGCTCTGTCCGGACACCTTCTAATTCCGCTGTAATATCAATCATGGCAAGTTCCTCCTTTATGTGCCGTATCGTTTTGCAATCGCTTGTCGTCTTCCAAGTTCTGTATCCATGTACGGTGCAAGCTGCTTTGTGACCGCTTTTCCATCCAGTTCTACCGATGCATCCACCGTTACGCCTTGCATTGCTGCTGCAATACCGGAGATCAGGCGGTCATAGTCGATCCACAGAACCTGTTCTGTATCTGCACGGGCGGCTTCTTTGGCATATGTCTGGCTCAGGTCGTGCGGAATCACCTGCGAACCGTTCGGCAGGTTGACCAGTTCCCCCCGTCCACCTTCATTCATCACTGCAAAGCCGCCTTGCCAGTTGTCTGTACCATGTGCCAGATAATCCAGCGGGGAAATGGAAACAACCGGAATCGCATTGATGACATCAATGGCAAAGTTGATGCCGCTGATAAAGCCGTTGATCAGACTTTTTGCTCCATCCAGCAAAGTTCCGAGAGTTTCGCCGATTCCGTCAAAAATGCCGCCGACAAAATCGGTCAGTCCGTTCCATGCAGATTGGATCTTGCTCAATACGCCTACAATTTTT